GAGTGGGACTGCAACTATTTTTATTTTGTTTTGGAATTTGGGTTGGAATATATGAAATATCATAAATAAATTTAACGCTATTTTCTACAAAACGAATGACTGAAAATTATTTGCTCTTATTTTTTAAAATCCGAATTTCTCGATTTTTAAAATTCTTGTTTCCCGTTTTCTTTTTTCCCTGGATCATAGAATTACAGCGCTCCCCCCCGTACCCCCATGACTCACTGAACCCGAAAAAATTCGGCTCGCATATTCATTCCATAGATATTTTATATCATTAAAAAGTTCCACCATTTTTAATAATTTCACATACCAGATTGAACACAAAAAAATTGGTTAAAACTTTCGTTTCAACCAATTAATTTTCTTCTTTTTTTATTCAATTTAAAAGATAAAAACATCATGTAAAAGAAAAATACGATCACTAAAATCTCATAAACAAGCAAAAAAATTCTTCCCGCATCACCTGTTAAAAGTTGCGGAATCTTAGAATGTAAAACAATATAATCATAAACATAAGGCAATAAAGCATAAAAACTAGACAAAAATATCCCTGCATCAACTTCTTTTATTCTTTCTTCTAATTCTTGTAATTCCTTAAACATAAATTCATCTCCAATGAACATCTTATAAATTAAACATAATAATAAATAGATAATAATTGCATTAAGAAACCCTTTTAACTAATCCGACAACCTTTTCTTTAAACTTTTTCACATCTTCAATTGAAATACCTAATTCTATCAACTCATTTGGAATAAAAGTTCTATCTAATGACCACAGAGATAATCTTTCTAGTGCAATTCTTTCATTCCCAAAATTATATAAAAGCTTATATTTACACGTTGTATATTTTTCCTTACTGCTATATTGAGCAAGATAAAAATATCTTTTTCCTCCCGCTGTTTTACTTATTAGATATGCCAAATTGATTCCTCCTGTAATTTTTGTTCTCGAAATTTATACGAACGTATATTCGCTCACACATAAACATGTTCGCATAAATTGTAAAAAAAAGAAAGGAAATTACTAATCTTTTTTAGCTAAATTCTTGTTGTAGTAGTCCATGATGATTTTACTCGCTATTTCATTTTTGTTTCCTAACTCTTCAATTGCCCATATAACTTTTTTGGGGACTTTTACAAATATAGTATCAATCTTGTCTTCTAGTGGTTTTCTTGGTCGTGGCATAATGTTTATATCCTCTATCCCTTTTATTATCAATCTCCATTTCTTTTTTCTTTTTTATTTTTCACCAGTATAGCAAACGAATAAATCATAATTGCTATTTTTTTAAAGAAATTTTTTCTTCAGATTCATTTTGCTCAGCATAATATCTTTCCCAATACCTTTTACTAGCATCTCTTTCTAAGAAATAATCAATAATCAATCGAAAAACAAACAACACATTACCAATAATCAAAAAGATAGTTAATGGTAAAGGTAATGAACTAAAAATTTCTTTGGAATATTCGATAACACGAAAAAATGAAAATCCATCCATCAAATCACTTCAAATCCTTATTCACTATATTTTTTTATGAAATCTTCTACAGCAAGTTCTAAAATTAATGATTTATTTCTTTCTAATTTCTTACCTTTCAAGAAATCATCTAATTTAAGTTGAACATCAGTATTTAAAAAGATATTATTTCTTTCTTTTCCTGTTTCTCTTTCTCTAACACGATCATATAAATTTCCATCAACTTGCAAACCAACTTTTTCAAAATCAGCAATCATTTTCTTCAGAATTGCCACTTCTTCATTTGAAAACTGTTTACTTGTTGTTGAATTGTTGTTAACTCGTTGCTTGCTTGTCGTAGAGTTGTTGTTAACTTGTTTCTTACTAGTTGTTTTATTGTCGTTAACTTGTCCCTCTGTTGTCATTTGGTCGTCCAAAGGTTGTTCCTCTTTCCTTACCCACTTATTCGAAACCCATCCAAAACCCGATTTCTTAAGCCCTCTACTCACTTTACTATCACTAACCCCTAAATCTTTAGCAATATCTTTTACCTTTTCTCCCGACTGAATACGTTCAAATATTTTTTCAAAATCCATATATTCAACGCTCCTTATGTATCATTAAATCTTTATTATATAATATATTATAACATGTTAGCAACAACCAAACAACAATAAAGGTAGTTTTTAACAACAATTACACAACAACTAAACGACGATTTAACTCGTTTTTAACAACAACCTGATTTTACTAATGACATGCGTATCAAAAAATATTAAAATAAACTATAGTCAATAAATTAAAAAATCCTTTTAAGTGTTGGTAGCACTCAAAAGGATCATAAATATTTTTATTTGGTTTTGGAATTTTGGTATTTGGTTTATTTTTGGTTATTGTTGAAGATGCTAATTCTTCAACCCAAATTTTTATGTTTTTCTCTATTGTTGAAGAACATAATTATTTATTTTTATTTGGATTGCAAGACATAGTTCTTGAGTCCGAAATGCCAATAGGCTGTAACTTGTTGAATTTCTTCAGCAATTTCATCCTTTTGGCTCTCGTCTATTTGAATTAGGTCTGTGTCCTCTGCTTCTGCATCGGATAAGCCTAATTCTTTTTTTATGTCCTTCAACAATCCTCCATAAGCAATAAGTCTTTTGGATTGCAAAGCCCCATCAACTACTTTTACAACTTCAGCCGATTCCTCAACATCATCTAAATCAACTATGTCAGTATCTTTAACAGGATATTTCGAAACCTCAAACACTGCATTTTGTTCTTCAATAGCATTTTCTATTTCATAAATTGACTCAAAAATACTCTTTTTCTTTTTCCTAGCCTTTACAGGTCTAACATCAACAATTGGAACATAATCCACTTGTAAAGCTTGTTTCCAAAAACTTGTCCACTCAGATTGTTTTATATAACCTTTTTTAAAATATGTAGGGTTAACAGCCATTAACACGTGAAAATGAGGATGATATGTATTATAGTTAGGATTTTCATCTCCTGCCTTCACACCGATAGAATCATAATATTTAGGATTATTTTTATAACGTTTTTTACTAATCTTTTTATGTTTATCTCTAGTTATCTCTAACCCTCTAAACCACCCTAAATTATTATCTCCTATTCTCTTATATCCCATAAATCTATTCCATGATGCCATTAAATGTTTAACTGTATCTTTCAATTCATGACCTTCAACATTCTTAATAGTTAAAGTTAAAAATATCCATCTCAATCGATGCCTCTCATTAGCAACCTCTACAATTTGCTTATTTTGTGTAGCAATCTTTAACGATCGTCGCCACGTACACATAGGACAGAGTCTTACTTGGCAAAATTGAGCATATGCTAATTTGATACCACTTTGCTCTTTATTAAAAACTAACACATTTCCACACGTACACATACGTGCTGCTTTTTTCTCAAGACCCGCTTCTTGAAAAGCATTAGCCATTTTTAACGAACGTTCCTTTTTATCTTGCCAAGGTCTTTCCTTGCCATCAGATTCCCGAACATCCGATAAAACTGTCAAATTATCGAATTTGTTCATGCTGTTTTTCCTCTCTACAAAAAATTAAAAAGTTTCCACCCTAGAAAAACACGTTCCGCCTTAGAGACGCAACGGATGAAGGGCATTTCGTCGCGTTGAATTGTTCACAATACTATCAAGATAAGAAAAAACTATTTGAGCGATGCTCAAATTCTTTCTGGGGAATCCTCCCCAGACCCCACTTCTAAAATCCATATTCTAATTATAAATGTCTTTTAGAATCCTCGCTTTTTAAAATTCATAGCAAAGTCAATGAGCTTCCCTAAAGGGTTTCCCTATGAATCCCTATTTCTTTTAACAAGACTTTACAAGCCTCCCTAAAATCCGCCGTGATTCCATCAAATAACGCTTTTGATTACTTTTCTTCTACTTGATAGCTAGAAAGACAAATATCAGCACTCACACGAAAATAACGAGGCGTAATATCATATCTTTCTTTACTAGCATCCATATAAAGCTCGCCTGTGCATTTCCAAGAATCTTGATAGGAATCACCGTCCCAACCATGTAATGCAAAAACATCTTCACCAATTTTCACTAATTCAATATTTTTATCCTGCCACCAGTGTCCTGCAATTCCGTTATTCATAACAATTCCTCCATTTTCTTATAAAATTCAAATCGTTTTAACAAACTTTTTTCTTTTTTATCTTCTTCATATTGCTTAAAGCTTAAAGTCAAATTCGCTCGGTGGGATTAATCTGCCACCAATTCTTGCAACATCTTTTTTTGTTTTGATTATCACCTTTAACAATTCTCTCATTTGTTCATGTTCGTTCGAAAAAATTTCTTCATGACCGTCATAAATATCACGTAATTCGGATTCCAATTCCTCTAACATCTTTTCTGCTTTTATAACAAATCCTAGTTCTTTTCCCATTTTTTATCACACCTATCTTTTAATAAAATTCAATTTAAACTTAGCAAACTTTTTCTTTTTTCCCTTTTTCATATTCTTTTAACTTTCTATAAAACGTAGCTTTGGACATACCCACATTCTCCATAAATTCAACTGCGGTAATCTCGCCAGACTTCCAAGGCTTATAATACTTTTCCCAATCACTAGGGATTTTTAAAGATGGCCTACCAAATTTCACACCTTTTTCTTTGGCAACCGCTATTCCTTCGGCTTGTCTAGTTTTAATTTCTTTACGTTCCTTTTCAGCGAATGCCGTTAACATTGTAAGAATAATTTTCTGGATTGCTTGTTTCATAACATCATCAGAATTATTATTCGTATTAATCATCGGTTCTTCTATGAAACATAGATTAATTCCATTACCAACGAACCACTCATATTCTTTCATTGTATCGTTCATATTTCGTCCCATACGAGTAATAGAATCAAATACAACCGTATCCCCTTCTCTTACCATTCGCTTCAATAGTTGATAGCTAGGACGCTCAAAATTCTTACCACTAACTTTATCAATGAACAAATCTCGTTCATTAATTCCTTTATCTAGCATTTTCTTAATCTGCCTATCTTCTTTTTGGTCTTTCGAAGACACTCGAATATAACCAAACGTTTTCATGTCTCATAACTCCCAACGTCTTTTTGATACGTTTATTCTATAACTACCGTCTCAAAAAGTCAACATCTTTTTATATACGTTTCTAAATATAGAAATATACTTTATGAAACTAAAAAACCCCTACTTTCATAGGGTTGCTTTTTCGTATCATAAAGTATACTTTTTTAAACTATCTATTTTTTCTTAAACCTATAAATTATACCCACAACGCAAATCAGAACAATAATGACCATTGCTGAATAAACTCCAAGTTCTATTACACGCTCTAATTTATCCAAATCAATCTTAATTTCTTTGAAATTCATTTTCGTTCCACCTTTGTATACTTTTTTAAACTATCCTTCCTAATAAGACAAACCAAGTTAAACCTATGATTAAAATGATATATCTGGGTATTTTTATCTTTTTAGGATTATGTATAAATGCTAAATAAATAAACAAAAATAGAGGATTAGACATTCCCCAAATAAACAATAAACCCGCTTCCCAATTCATTTTAATTCCTCCTACGTATACTTTTTTAAACTGTTTTCTCGTCTGTATGTTTTGTTTTCTGAGGTTTTAATACAAAATATGTAGGGATATATATTCCGCACAAATAAATACAGATATATATAAAAGTGAAAATACAAAGTGTAAAATCATATTTATAACCCACAACCACTTTTGTAGCATATAAAGTCATAATTATAGATAAACCAATTAAAACTATAATAAAAGTAATGATATCGAATAAATCTACATTAATAGTGAATCTGGTTTTGCACATGAATTTCATTATTTATTTCTCCTCTTTTTTAAACTATTTCTTTGTGTACTTTCTGAAAACACCTTCTTTTTTATGGAATAACAAATGATTTATCATAATTAGTATTATTGTTAACAATAAGCCAAACAAACTTATAGTGAAAAATTGTTCAAAATTCATGATCATTCCTCCTATATATACTTTTTTAAACTATCTCCAAAACCATATCGTGAAGTAAACAAGGAATATCATCCAAGGCCCAAAAAATATCAAACCGAATAAAAACAGAAAAAACTCTTCGCAATCAAACAGTCTGTTTAACACCTTTCTTCTCCTTTTCTAGCTCCATTTTTGCCAGCCTTATTGAAAAATTAATAGCAATTATACTTAATAAAGAAAAGATTGATATAACAAGAGCCATACCGCTAGCAACTTTCATCATTGCTATTAAAATTAAAAAATCTTTTAAATAAACGAATCCTAATTGTAAAATCCCAAATGATATTAAGGAATATAAAAATAAAATGATCATCATAAATCTGAATCTACGAAACTTGTGACTGTTATCCATTCTCTTCTCCTATGAGCTTTTATTTTTTCTCTAGAAATCTAGCATAAGCGAATAAAACAACGACAATGCATATTAGTGGAGACATACTCCCTGCAAAAACTATGATTTCTTCAAAGGTCAAAGTCATTTTCCCTCCTGTGCATACTTTTTAACTATTGTTTTTGTTTATCCATATCTCGGATTTCTTTTAATTCAATGAACATGCTGCGAATCCCCGTTACTATACCAGCCAAACCTAAAATAATTATGATTGCATACGGAATATCTATATAACTCATTTTCATTCCTCCTATCTACACTTTTTTAAATACAATATTTTTTATAAATATCCGAGTTTATGTAATTTATATTTTTTAAAAATGTTATTTTATCAACGTTCGTAGCGTATTTTTCCACCTGGTAATTCTCACTAGATATTGTTTTCATTTCGTTATATTTTTTCATCTCTCCAATAAAATAATAAAATTTCATTTGTTCACATGTTATTGTTTTCATTTCCATCTACCTTTCCATCGCTTTTTATCGCTTTATAAACACAATCACAAGCCCACAAACACATAATAGCAATTAACATAACAATATATCCCTTTGTCGTTATCATCTTCTTACCTTCTTCCAAATTAGATTTACTAGATCATATAATTCAAAAAGCAAAACCAACCCTACTCCCAAACATGCAAATATCACTTTAAAGCCCCCTTATCCGCTGTATTGGACAAAAATAAAAACAATGACCAAAAGCACTACAGCAAACAAAGCATTCAATACAGACGTTTTAAAGGCTTCTGACTTTGTTATTTCTTTCAAGCCACTTCCTCCTTTTCAGATTTATCTATGAAAAACATACTCACAACAAACGCACCTAATAAAGCCCCTCCCACAAACAACGATAAATCATACATTTTACCTACCCCTTATTGTTCGGATTTTAAGCTATTTTTTCTGCATTCCCTGGATCTTCTTAGGATCTTTTTCTTCTATATTCACGAACTATAATTCATTTCCTCAATGTATTCTTCGAGTTTTCTTTTTTCATTTCTAGTTAATTCACTTGGATGCATCATGAAATATGAATTACGTCCAACTTTAACCTTTTTATCATGACCGAATTTTTTAGCCCTACGCCAATTCATACACTCTAAAGGAACTAAGATACAATTAAATTTCCTCGCCATTGATTCAGCCAACTGTAACTGTTTATAATGTGCAAATTCCTGGTACAACTTCGCAAAACGCACCACCGGAAGGCTTGGCGTGAAATATAAAAGGTTTCTTGGGTCCTTATCTTTAAATGTATTTGGTAAAACTGAATACTCGGCAATCATTTTTATGCTCCCTTCTTATCTAAACGAACTTTCTTCTTTCTTGACCTGTTATGTATCTCTTCTAATGTTTCAAAAAATGCCTTAGATTCTCTTTCATTTGGTGGTAACGGGAAAGATTGAACCATCGCATAAGTGTCATATAAATTTTGAGCAAAATATTTCTTGGCCGTACTCATCGGAAGAAATGTTTTGTTCAAGAATTCCCCTGTTTGATAATCTGTAAATCGTAATGAAAAACCTTTCTTACCGACTTTACGAACATCAACTAACACTTCTACAATCTGTCTAATACGACTATCCACGTTTTGAATAGACGGCGAGCAATACATCTGAATACTTAGCATTTTTCTTGTGTACATCATTACTTCTGTCGCAATGATAGAACCATGCTGTGCCCATTTCCTATTCGAGAAAGCCATTTGACACTCGTCCCAACAACAAATGCTTCCCTGAGCTTCAGCAACTTGGTACCAATCCGTGTAATGAGTCATCGGATAAGAATCCTTTAATCCATAGTTTGAAAAGAGTTGTATATTTGCCCCTCTCTCTTCCGCCTTTCGCTTCCAATAGTGGGCTAAAATTGACATAATCGCCGTTTTCCCTTGTCCTAATGGCCCTTGTATAAACATGTGATGCATTTACTTCTTACCTACCTTTTCCGCCATTACAATCGGTTTTGGTGGCTTTGGTATTAATGCTTCTATCGTTTTGATAAAGTAATCCGGATCAGCAACATGAACTTTACTCTTCATAATGAATTTAATGATCGGCTCATATGGATTTTCTTCACCATGAAGATATGTATTCTCCCCTAACTTTCTTAGCAAGATAATGCCTCGTATTTGCGCTTCTTGTAACTCTTGGGCATTCCCTTGCATTTCCTCCAAAACTTGCTTTACATCGCTTATATGTTGCATTTCTGGGAATAGATTATCTGTAATAACGCCTTGTAACGTTTCAGCATTGTTACTCATTGAAATTCACCCCTTATTTACTCTGTTGATACGTTTGGGTTGGTACTTGCTGCGGTTCTTCCTTATTTGAACAACTAGTGCAACCAAATACAATAATGCACAATGCAAGAAGCCCAAACAGCGCTATTCTCGTATAATCCATTGGGTTTTCTACTGGCTTTGGTTTGTATTGCGTAATTTTCGAAAGAACCATACTTTTCTCAAGTTCCGCTAACCTTCTAGTTTCCTGTACATACTCTTTAGGTGCTCTACAAAAGAAATTCCGTCCTGTCGTACTATTCGTTACCTCACAATCATCCAAAGGCAACATATATTCAGCATTCACAAATATCTTCCCATCAGAAATACTACTAATCCGCTTAATGTCACTTGTTTTATTATCTTCGTCAAAAATAATTAAAACGTCATTCGTTTGAGGAAAAAAATCTTCCTCTTTCAATTTTTGCCTACTAAACCTACTAAAATTCAACATCCCTTTACACCTACCCTATAACGCTTGTATGCTTCGTTTTTCTTTTTCTGTTGTAAATCTTCATCCCTATAAAAAACACCATCATGACGCCACATGAAGCGCCTGAACTAAGTACAAACATGTACATAAATGCTTCTACCACCACTTAACACCTTCCTTAGCACTGTAATAAACTCTCATAAGCGACCTAAAAATGATTAATCCCCCTAAAAGAGTGACAGAACCCAAAATAGATACAATGAGAGTTTGCCAAACTGTCGGCATATCTCCAAACACCGATAAATACTTGCCAACATTAATTCCCTGCGCTGTTACCATGTTTATTCCTTGCAACTTCTCAATACATAAATCCAAAAAGCTAACAATCGGATCAAAAATAGAATCAATAAACGACCTTAATTTCTCTTTCACGCCCATATCAATCACCGCCTACCCTTATAGATGAAATTAACTTCATCGCCGAAATTGCGGTGAAAAACCACAAGATAAACAGCATAATATAAGCAACAGAATTCAATTGCATCGATTCTGCGATACCGAATACTTTTCCTATCATCGCCGAATATCCATGACCAGAAGAACCAGGGGTAAACTGTAAACTCGCCAAAGTTTTACCGAATCCAACAACCAACGACCACAATAATTTCGCTGTCTGAAAAATGAGTGTAAACACTTTAACGATTACGACACCAACCATATAGAAGAAATACAAGATAGCATCCAAAATATCTAAGAACACTTGTATAACGTTTAAAATGGCATCTATAAAGGGTTGGAAGAGATTATAGATAAACTCTCCAATCCACTTTATACAGTCCCACAAAAGCCCGAACAGCTTTTTAAACGCACCGCCAATTACACCCATTACTTACGGAAACCTGTTGCCGAATAAACAAGAACAATAAGTTTATCAGCAAACATTAATACACTAAGTGCAAATACAAGAGGTGTTAAATACGGCATCATTTTTAAAAAAATCGTTGTCATTACTGCATCAAACAATAAAGTCATTTCTTTTCACCCTTTTTCTTATGATCCAGGACTGCTTGTACAATTAACTTTTTCAACGGCTTAAACCATATCACCGCAATCCCTACTAAAATAAATGGCGACAACCACATTACAATAGTTCCTGCCGTTTCAAGCAACTCCATTGCTGTTAAAGGAGGCTTCAAATCATATTCAACCGTTGTTGAATTTTTAGAAGGTGATTCAATAACAGCTTCGCTCTTATCTCCTTCTTTGTTTTCCGAATTAACAGCACTTACTTGAATACTATATTTCTTGTCATTCTCCATATTTCTTAATATCAATTTATTAGAAGTTAACAATTCATCATTTACTTTCTTTCCATCTACATAAACGTTATAACCCTTTAAAAATTCAGAGTTAACGGATTCCCAATTGATTATTAAACTCTCATTTTGTGGTGTTACATATACATTTTTAGGAGGGTTAAGCAAAGGTGCATCAATACTTATCTGTTTACTTATACCAGTTGTTTCTCTTCCCCCTTTATCAACTGATTTAAATGTAAAATCATATTTTTTACCTTGTTTCAAACCTTCAACAACATAAGATGTCACATTATCCTTCATTTCAAAAGTTTGTATACGTTTCTTATCTTGATATAAATTAACCGCCACTACTTTTTCACTAATAGAATTTTCCCAACTAAACGCAACCTTTGTAGATTCTACTTTCTCTTTAAGATTAGTGATTTCTGGTATGTATTCTTTTCCGTATACGCTAAAATCAAAAATCCTACCACTCCCTTTTATTTCTACATACCTTATATTAGGAATTGGAGTATCAAACGTTTTTTTATAAACATTACCCCTGTCGGACGGTCGAGGATATTCTAATTTATAATCGTTAGAAATCAATTTTAAACGGTCATTTGAATCAAAAAACCTAACCGACACATAACCAGAACTTGCTGTATTATTGGTACCGCGAAGATAAAAATTATCAATGGTAAATGAACCATTCAAATCGTATCTCTTTATATTATTGTTTACTTCCATTTCACTAAAACTATCTAATAAATTCCTACTTTCCTCAGCATTAGCAAAGTTTGGAACAGACAAAACTGTCGCAACAACAAGCGACAGCATCAATATGCATTTTTTAAAAACCAATAGATTCACTCCTTTTGTAAAACATCCATCCCCAAACCCCTTATCCAAGGGGCTTCCCTCGGCGGTAGCCAGCCCAAAACGTACTGCGTTTTGAGGACTGCAAGAGGGTCTTTGGAAAGATGCCCTGTCAACTCCTTAATGCTCACTACGTTCCGCTTACCGTTGACAGGTACATTATGTATCCCTCCCCCGTTTAAAAGCTGTCAGCAAGGTTTTAAGACACTAATTTCTCCAGTTGTACGAATAACTTGTTTGTATGCTCAAAATATTTCTTCATACTCTCTATCGTCTTATTTTCCGATTCACTCAAACTATGATTTTCCCCAAGCTTCCCTATGAATCCCGAAAACTCGCTATTTAGTATTTGCAATGCCTTATATTGTTTCTTCATTTCTCGTTTTGCTACTGTCTTCATATCTCTCAATCTCCTTTTAACCCGATCCATCTGGGTCTCCTGGGTGTCGTTTGTACTTCCCGAACGAACCAGACGGATTATTTGGTATTGGCGGGTCTAAATTTGTATTTGGTTTCGGTGGTTTATCTCCCGATTCATTTGGTTTTGGTGGTTTTGAACCTTCTTCATTCGGCTTTGGTGGTTTCCCTACATCCTCTTTTGGTTTCGGTGGCTTCCCTCCGTCCTCCTTCGGCTTCGGAAAACCGCTATCACCTTCATTTGGTTTTGGTGGTTTTATTTCATCTGGTTTTGGTTTTGGTGGGTCTTTTGGTTTCTCTTTATCTTTTGGTACTGGTTTTTCTTGTGGTTCTGGTTCTTTTGGTTTATTTTTTCCCCATTCACTCGGCGTTGTTTCACCAGGCTTTGGCATTTCATCAGGTAAATCGGGCAAATTGTCCATTGGGTCTTTTATATCGAACCCCCCAGACTTATCTTCTTCGAACTTTATTTCTGGCGCACCGTCCTTAATATCATCCTTTGTAAATTTCGCTTTCTCTAGATCAGGATTATCTTTAAATTCTGGTTGCCGATTATCTAATCCCTTATTATCTGTTTTCGGGATTTGTGGTGGTGGTTTTGGCGGGTCTGGCGCTTCTCCTAACATATCTTTTATATCTTTAGTTAGTTTTGGACTAATCTTGTCCGCAAACGTTTCAGCAACCTTGTCCCAATCTGGAACAGGTGGTATTTTGTCGCTGATCTCATTCAATTTATCTTTTATATCTTGCAAATCTTTGTTGCTACCACCATTGTTATTATTGCCATTCCCTTTATCGTCTTCCTTCGGTTCTTCTACATCACCCGAACCATGTGGCTTATCATCTGGAATTTTTTCATTTGTACAAATAGCATCATTTTTCTCATCTTTATCTCTGAAATCATCTGGATTCACATGCTCAGAAGGTAACTCGTAATATTCAGCCATTTTGCCCCAATATTGCGTTACTCCACCGCCACCGACAGCATTTTTTTCAAACCCTTTAATTTTGAAACGTAAATACCCCTTTACTTTTCCGTTAGCAATTATGTAAAAAGCGTACGTCCCATTCTCTTTTATATTGATAGCAAATTCGTTTTTTTCCTGTGATGGTCTTGTCCATTTGGTTAATCCAAAATTGAATGAACAATCGTTTACTAGCATTAATTCGGATAGTTGAAACGTAACTATATCTTCAGCATCATTAACCTTCAAAATAAGATTATAGTAACCACCTTTCAATCCGTTATTTTGTACCGAAACACCCTTACTTCCTACCGATTGAAAAGATGGGCCATCAGCAAACACCGGACCAACTCGAACGAACAAAGATAAAACCATTCCAACACACATCAATAATTTGTTTAATGTGTTTTTATGTATCATTTAAAAAGTTGCACCTTTCTATCTAAAAAAAAGGCGCACACACGCCCTTTTTTATTTTTATTTACGCCTTACTTCCACGCGCTGCCAATGCCGCACGAGCTAAACCGAATAGTTTAGGTGCAAACACAACCGCAAGACCTGCTAAAATAAATTCTTTATATTGCGTCATAATTGACATTGCTGACCCAACTAAATCTGTTGCTGTAAAACCTACCGCTACTTTTGAAAAATCAACCATTTTGAAAAACCTCCATTTTTAATATATATTTCACTAGCAAATTGCTAGAGAATGTCATTTGTAATGATAGTATTCATATTCATCGTCATCTTCGTCTTCGTCTTCGTCTTCGATTCTTCGCCTTTTAGTTATAACGCCAACAATTCCAACTATCAAAAGAGAAACAGCCCCACAAGCGAAATACACCATGTTTAATGATGCGCCATAAAACACAAAATACTTAACCAGATTCCAAAAATCGGCTAGAGTATCCCCTGCTAGAAACGTTTCATACTCTGGTAGTTTCATAAATTATTTCTTCTTCTGCATAACGGCTGCGATTACTCCACCGATTAAAAGACAAACTGCCGAAATGGCAATAACGATCATAACGAAAGACGAATTCATTTTAAAAAGCATTCCAAAAGTGTTCCAAAAAAAATCCCAATCATAAACATTACTTAACAACTATTCCAACTCCCCTACTCCTCTGCTTTTTTACTTCTTTCATATATCCCAATTAACGTAAATACAACAGAGTAAAGAACAGCAAAACTTATAATGATAAAAATAACGTCTGGATTACCTGCAAAAACTTTAAATGCTTGTAAAACAAGTCCTCCTATTTCCATTTTTCTGCTCCCCTTGTAATAATGTTCATACTTATAATTGCGACTGGGTAGAGTAGAAAACATACCAGAAAGGCTCCGAAATATAAGATTGCTATATCTTTTGGTGTTCCCAATAGAACTTGATACATTTAAAATCTCCCCTTGATATTAGTGAAAACCATAACGAATAGTATAAGAACAAGTAGAGTCGATATAATCACATCTCCAAGTGTCATCGTATGGCTTACCACAATGTTTCCAGCATCCGTATTTACCAACGTTTCGTTCAACTGTCTCACCTCATTTAACAAAATAAAAAAGGACAAGTCTGTCTTCTTAATGTCAAAAGAAGGCATACTTGTCCTGTTATACGTATACATCTAAAAACATGCATATACATACACATACGAAATGTGTATAATAGCACGTAGATAGTTGTAGTGAGCGTTTGCTCGGTTGTGAAGTATTTGCCTACTTCGTAATCCCTGCTCGGTGTTGACGCACC